CAGTCATTTATGCCATTGACGGTTTTCTCAAGGCTACTGTCTTGTAGCGTTTTAGTATAACCTAAAAAGTCTTGAAAGTTCTCGATAGCTTCATTAGCATATTTAGCTAACTTATCGAAGAAGCCTGGCAAATCCAACCCTAATCTGAATTTGTCTCCTGTTATCACAAAATCAATGAATTCATGGAAATAAGGTGACCATTTACAGTTTTCGATAATAGATAAAGCTCGTAGTGTTACCATCTCCTTACTCCATTTCTCTGGATCGTAAAAGCGCTCTTGAGCTAGCAACCTTCCTAAAGCACGGAAAGTCGAATAGACTCCAACCATGATCCCATTAACACGATAACTCATACCGTGCCACCTTCTAAGGACTACACAGTCATGTTTACTCACGTATTGTTTTGTCGGATTCATAACCTGTCCATGTGATGTATACGTCTGTATTACGTTGTCAACAGTTATGCCAGGATAAGTAAGGATCCCGTCATCCCCGTAGGCCATACTATGAGGATTTAGTTTCGCATGTGCTTTCTGCGCGGCCTCAAACTGAAGACATTTGTGCGCCATACATTCATCAAAATTGGTTCCACCTGAACCAGATCCCATACCGTGTAAACCGGTATACATTGTATTCTCTGAACATATTAGTGGGATACTAAATTTAGGCCAAAAGCCTGTATCAGCCCATTCCTGAAAAGCGTTCCCTGAAGTAAGAGCATCCTCAACCTTATAAGCGGCTAGTTGCATGTCTCTATTGAAATGTTGATCAAAAGCTTTGAAGTCTGTACATACCACATCGTCATCTGGACTCTTTGTATCAAATAGTGCAGTTACTTCCTGATCCACTCTATCCATAGATATATACGCTGGAATGAGGTCATTTTTCTGTATTGCAGTTATGGCAGGTTGGTAAAATCGTAGTTCTTCAAGATTTAAGAGGAATGGCATCATCCAAACTACTCTTTGTTTAACATCCTCTTCATGGATACCACCTTCTTGCCCTCTCCATCCTAGTACAGCAGCTAGTTTGTAGCGGGGTTCATCATTGCCAACAGGGGCATGCTGAACTTGAATTAAAT